TGATAGTATTGTCAATATAGTTCCAAGGGAAGTTACCACCTAGCATGCCATCGCACCACAAATGTCCGGTTGGGAGATGCTTATAAGGCTGGAAATATATTGGAATTGCCATAGTGGCGTAAAGAGCATCCAGCAGAAATAAATCAGGATGACTCATGCTAGAAGCAAAAAATGGATCCGAAGTTGTCACATTACTTATAAAAAAATGAATAGTATGTCCTGTATGTTTCTTATGATCAGAAAGAGTCCATGAACTAGATCCTTTATGAACACTTTCAAGCATCAAGGCAATTGTTTTTCGCAATAAAATACCGGGATCAATACCTAATCTTTCTGGCATACTCAATAAGTTGTCAATTGAAATGTCGCTTGCTCGCGTAAAATCCATTTCAAATGACATTTTATAAATGACTTTATCATCGTCCGTTAATGTGAATAGCACTGCTATCAGACAGCCACCTGAAGTCGCATACCATTTTCGTACTGTTTGGAGTAGTCCAAGTTTTTTCAATTCAAAAAGCGCTCCGACAAAACTTATACATCGTGTTCCGCCGCCACTAAGAACTATGTTTGAAGCAATTTTTGTTACGTTTGTCATTGATGACGTCTGCCCTTAGAAACGCGCTCGTAAATATTTGTGCGCTTTTTACGATGTTGGGAAAAGCAAAAGAAACATCAGGAAGGTAGGATTCAATGCAGCCGCCAAAATTAGAAGCATCGTCATTATTTCAAGAACAAACACGAAAAGATCAAATGCGTTGCGAGATTTATAATACGATCTTAAGTCAAGTTCATCATAAAATTAAGGTCACCAATAAATTATCTGGCAATAATCAACAACTAATTTATGTCGTGCCCGAATTTATTCCTGGTGTTCCTCGTTTTGATATGAAAGAATGTATTATCTATTTAGCGTATAATTTGAGAGCTTCTTCTTTTACAGTTAATTATACACATCCGAATATTCTATACATTTCATGGAGGGAACATGCTAAAAACTATAGACTTAATGAATCTCCTTACACGAGGACTCTTATCCAAGTGACAGAACACTCAATTACTAAGCAACTTCATGCAGCGGCAGCTCAAGCAGAATCCAATGGTGAAAAACCTAAGAAATCTGGTGTACGGAAAACTTCCGAATACAAGACTAGCAATATGCTAGGTTTTGGAACAAATGAAAATAATAATAATAATTCTTCCAATGAAAAAGAAGTCAAAAATGTCCATTTTATATAAATCCAGCAGAACGTAAACGTCTTAATAATAGTGCTGTCGTATTCCTATTACTATATCGTCCGCTGCTTGAACCACCACCATATTGACCTACTCCTCTTTTCTGCGAAGATGCTACAGACGATGTTAATAAATGGATTAATGCTGATTGCTGACTTCTAAAAAAAAGGTCAATTAACAAAATAATTGAGATTCCTAGCAGTACGAAAAGCAAAATCTCTGAAAATGTATCCCGGGTTGTTTGAAGCTTGTAATCTTGAGAATCCAGGCGCTCAAGGATTTTATCCACTTTATCTCTCAATTCATCTTCAACTCCTATCGCATTCGTCTTTTTACCTGTTCGTCCTGTTTTGTCTTCAGTCATAATATTTGGGATATTCTCCCACAAAGTGCTATACCCATCAACTGGCGTCATAGGAGAGATTGGAGTCTCAGCTCTTTTCTCACCCAATCCCTTTTTAAGAGCAAACTGCGCTGTCCAATCAGGAGCATCTCCTAGGAGCTGACTTCCCTCCCAACCATAGCCGCCAACAGTGGGTTCTAACATGAATGAACTACTGTCAGAGGATGAGGAACCCAGAGGATATGGAAATAAGTCTTCACTTGGATCCGGAGCTGCTACGAGATAATTACTCAGTGATGATGACTTAGAGTTTTCTGTTGGAGATCCCCGTAAGATTTCTACGTCTTGAGGTGGCCTAGCACCAGGTCTGTCTGGTTCAATAACGAGTGGTTCTGGCGCATGGCGACTGAATAATTTTTTGTTCTTTTTGTGCTTGTTTTTCTCCTTCGGACCTCCAATTGATGAAACCGAAGGAAATGCTTCATCTAACGATGCATAGCTCATTCGCTTCCCTATAAAAATCAATCAATTCTTTTAGGCGAAAATATTTCTACTTTTTACATGTCCACTAACTAGAAAATGGCAATTGATTGGATGCTGCTCGTGGCATTTTTTTTCATTGTATTACTGTATTTTGTTCGCAAAGATAGCCATGTGTCCACCGAACATTTTTCAAATACTGAACCAGCTCTACAGAGCAGAATAACTAAAAAAGATAAAGTACCCACCTGTTCGGAAGCTTCAATTGCTTACACACAAATTATGAGATATATTGCCGATGATATCAGTGGCGATGGTGCTATCCTACTCCGTAATTTTAGAGATATATTTTTTGAAGTTGATGAAGAATGCTTGAAATCACGCACATGTTCTCCTATTTCCGTTAAAAAGAGCTTAGATCCTAGCAATTTGTATAATGAATGGACGAATCCTCTCACTTGTCTAGCATAGAAAGTTGCGATTATTATGGGTGACATTTCCATTTTATAAACTATGACCTAAAAATAGATAGAAATGTCATATGCGACACTATTCCCATTTTCTGTAACTTGGTTGGCGTCAATACTTATTCTAATTATTGCTTCTAGACCTGATAGTATTTCTGAAGATGTAAGACATGTATTAACAAGCTGGATTGGTCTAAGTGGCTTGTTTGCTATTGGATTAGTTATTTTCACTGATAAACCAGTTTTGGCAACTGCTGTTTTCTTGCTGATGTTCGCACTTCTAGCAGAGGAACATCGTACAACTACACGAGAACATTTTAGAGGTGGCGGTGGTGATGAAACACATACAGATATGGTGACAAGTAATAAGAAATGGATGGTAGAAAAAATTTTAGATGAGCGGCCTGTTGCCATTTCTGACCGAACTGTGACAACTTATCCACCATCAAATTAACTGCTAAAGGTTAGAAGGCAATGAATGCGCAATATGAGTCTATGATTCTAGGTGGAACTGTCTTAGGATTGATTTTTATGGTTCTTTTAGTAAGTCTCCCATTCGAAACGCCTTATCAAAAAGAAATGAGATATCTGGCCCGGCAACCCTTCTTCCGTTTCGCTGCTTATATTCTTGTTTTACTAGGTATGGATTGGAATCCAATTGTTGGAGCATTGACTTTTTTGATTATTGTATTCTGGTTCTATGATGTAAGCTTGCTCAGTACTATTGTACTACCTAAGACACAATTACTTATTGCAGCGCCTTAATTTAACATCTTATCATAGGGACAGTGAAATGGGAAAACAGAAGGGTGGTCTTAATGTAAACGCTAATAATGCATCAATACCTCTTCAAACTACTGCTGCTGCTATCGGTGCTATTGGATCTACTGCTACAGCTCTAGGACAAGCAACCGTACTTGATCCATTATCACAAAGTCTTCATTATCTTAGTACAAATCCATGGTTGGCCGGTATCGCATATGTCACTCTTAATTTGGGCGGAAAACATATTGCTATGAACTTAACACCTGAGCAAGAAAAAATGATGAGTTCCCCTTACATAAGACCCGTTATCATCTTCTGTTTGTGTTTCATCGCAACTCGTAATATTATTACTGCTTTCTGGCTAACAATGCTGTTTATTCTTGTTTTCTATGTCGTTCTCTATGAAGGAAGCCCTCTCTGTCTCTTCCGTGTTGTACAAACACAAGAAAAACCAATGACTTCACCACAACTTCAACAACCGACCCAGGCAAATACAGCTAGTCCAAGCCAAATCAACGTAATTCCTCTTTTCATGCGTGGGCCCATCGCACTGCCAGATACAAGCATCATCAATGAAGAACTAAACTATGTAGCAAATCTTCAAAAGTATTAAAATATATTACATTGTAAAATAAATCATTGTAAGAAAATATATTACATTTTCCTATAAATTTATCGCATATGCTAATTATACATTGAGAGTCAATGATCGTCCCTCGGGAATAGTGCTTGTTGACTTTCTACCACGTCTTTTCTTGTTCTCGTCCATGGTCATTGTTGTGGAAGCAACACTCTGCATCTCATCTAGGATAGTACTGACCTCTCGCAAAGGATCTGAATCGCCACCGACTCCGTCCCTTAGTGATCCGAGTCCAATTGAGTATGGCAATTCATTATCCCCAGGTGGGAAAATGGGCGCTACACGGACATCAATGGGGATCTGAGGGGAATTGGATTGATTCATTCTCTCCTGCTCGAATGCCTGTAGAATATCATCTACGCCTGTTGGACCACGCATCTCCCTTCTAGCAGTGGCTGTGCGATTACCTCCGTCATCTTGAGATTGTCCTTGTCCTTGTGACTGTGACTGTGACTGTGGCATACGACTGCTCATGTTAAAAGGCATAGACTGCGACTGTTGTTGCTGCTCTCTAGCACGCTGTTGTCCTGGTGAACCACCGTTCATCGCCGCTCCAACGAAATTACCAAATCCACTTCCTACTTGATTCGCTGCAGCGGTAGCAAATTGTCGCGCCAACTCCGGATTATTCCTCAAAATATCGTCCATCCCCGGCATCTTGGACTTGAAATACGTATTTGTGATATGAAACATAGCAGCTGATGTTCCAAGAGTCATCACAAGACGAACTTCGGGTGGCATCTTGCCCGCATCCTTGTACTTGTCATACAGCTCCTCAAAAATCTCGTCATAATCATCCACATTTTCATGAACGGACTCGGACCATCCCTCCAAGTTCACCTCAAAAGGATTGAAACGTTGATTTAGAAACTCTAGTCCAGTAGCAAAAGTCATCATGGCATTTCGCTGGAACTTCAATGATGACTCTAGGTTACGACCATCTACAACACGACTGAACTCCTCCTTGATCTCATCTAGTGAATTTGCCATTGTCATTCGCTGTCCTCCCATGCCCTTCGTTGAAAGACGCTGAAGACGAGTCAGATAACTGTTCTTCTCCTTTGCCTCCTGCTCGGGCGTCAACTGTGGCTTCTTCGCAAGTGATGATCCATTCTCGCTATCCTGCTGGAATGTTACTGTCCCAGAATTGTTGTCAAAATTCATTGGCTGGCTCTGCGGTTTGCTAAATGAATCGCTAGATGAAGCAAAATTGGGCAACTCAATTGTTTGCGCCGGACCTCCAAGACCATTGCCGCTATCCATAGAATCCAAATTCACAAATTCTAGATTGTCGGAAAAATTGCCTCCAGATGAACCACCGTTGTCCAGAGTGATTGTACTTCCGCGACCATCTTCCCTCCTCGTTGAAATATTGATCTTGTTGGTATTTGTAAGAAGTGACATTCCCATATCGTCGCCAATATTGTCAATTCCACCGATTTCAATCTCATTTGCCTTTTGCGCGAAAGCAATTAGTTCCTCGCGTCCAGGTCTGCTTGGTGTAAATGGACCTGAAAAACTCACGGACATCTTCTGTTTCTTAAATGTACTCTATTTGAGATTTCTTTACGCACTCGCCAAGACTCGTTCCTTGGCACTGTGCCTTTTTTCAAGGGTGGATTTCAATAGAGTCATATTGCTTGATGCCCATTTTATCCGGCCTATCCTCTTTGGCACTATGCTTGTCCTTTTGATAGACAGTAACGATTTTCTTGGTCTTAGTTATGACCTTTACCTGTAAAGAAACTCTCTACTTTTGATAGTGCTATTCTATATCTTAACTTTACAAAAGTAATGATATAATATGATATATATTTATTTTCTTTTTGAAGCAAAGAAGCCACAAATAAAATAAGCAGCAAACAAGGTCAAGCCAAAAACACTACAACGAAAATATTAAGTTAAACACATATGAAGCGTATCTGACATATCATATTTTTTCGTCATAGAAAGCCACAACGCTTTCCATTTCGCTGACTTAACCGGATCTGCTAGAAACCACACGTCCAACTTTTTCTGAGCACGTCCCAACACAGCCTCCTTTCTATCCTTATAGCCACTAGCACCGGCTTCTATCCCATCTCCCTTGTTTTTCGTTCCCGGATGGACAAACACAATGGATCCAGTCCAATCATATTCATTCTCTAAAATGTAACGCATCAAGGAATACAGCTGCATCTGAATATCTCGCAGAAGAGGAGCAATTGACTTCTGATTTTCAATTCGGATCTCCGTTGTCTTGGCTAATTCAGGGGCGCGCTCCTTCACGAAATTCTCCAAAGCTTTGAAAATCGCATCGGGCCCCGTTGATTTCGCCTTCGGAGCCTTGAAAGGAAGCAGATAAAATTTGGAAAGAGAAACCATAAGGCTAGCTTTTGTTTTTTTTTTCACATCAGCCCACCCTAGCCCATCGCAAAATGCTCTTAGCGAATCAACGGTTTTGAGAAAAGAGGTATCAGCAAGAGCATGAAGACCCTTATAGCCTTTCTTCGCACATTTTTTACAGACTAAAAAACGAGTTCCCAATATATCTGCTGAAAAAGAAGCCGGTCCGCCACATTCGCATCTTGTAGTCAACTGCGTAGAGCCTTCACTTACCAAATTGTAATTCTCCCACAGTAAAATATCGTTAATTCGGTTACCACTCGTATCTACGATAATATCAGCAATGCAGAAACCTAGGTTCTTAATTCCGGGATCAACTGATGCAATTATTTTACTTGACAAATTCAGCGACATACTTCCTTCTGTATACGTTATTAGTTTTAGATGGGCTCGGATTTATAACCTAGGCCTGCTAGAATCGTATTTTCCTCAGTGGTACTAATATGTTGAAGACATGTTGAGAATAAATCATCTGCCGATTCCATAATGTAGAAATATATATCCTCGTCGTTTGCTCCACCCTGATCTGGTGTCAACTTCGTCATCTCAATCATTTTCCAGTAATCATCTTGTACCCAGATAAGGTAATGTGTCATTTTTTGAGCCGAGATGGAATAACCATAAACGAATGGTGAGGGAAGCACCTCAAAGATTTTGTTAATTTCATAATTTCTGTTAATCACCTCATCGCTCTCATAATGACCGTCTATATAGAATGTACCGGGATGATGACTTTCCCCTGCCTCTATTCCGCCACGGATACAACGCAGATTTGTAGTATCGAAATCATCCATCCATTGAGCCTCATGCTTGAAGATATGTTTTTCCAGATTACCATTCACAGTTTCCATAGTATCAAAGTATTGTCTTTCTTCTATCGCCATGTCACTGCGTCCGTCTTCTTCCATATCGTAATCTTGATCACGGTCAATGTCGTTCAAACAATCAGCCATTGATTTCATTACCCACGCCATTCTTGTCTTTATTGTTATAATTTAGATTCTTGTTATTACTCTTGCTCTAACAAAATTAAAAATGGCATTTGCTTTCAATTTTTATTGGGTATAGACAACCAGAACGGTTTACTTCATATGAGGTTCTTCGGTTTGGTTTATCTCTTGCGAGAATATCGTGGCAACTTCGTCAATCTCAAGAGGTGAATTTCCCGTAGGTCCGATTGGCTTGTAGAAACGGCGAATCTGAGGAATGACTACACGAGTCACGTTCAGCTTCTGCTCTGGATACACAAGCTGATAATATACTTCTCCAGTATGCGTCTTGGCTACTAGCAGATTGATATTTTTATCAAATCCGTATTCCACGCTATTTTCATGACGGATAAATGACTTCAAGGGATAAATCGGAGAAGCACCAATTCGGATTCCTTGATTACTTAGTGGATTTTCTTTTTCATTAACCTTTTCCTCCTCCTCAACTTCTGCTAGACCCTTCTTCTCACTTTTAAAACGTTGGCCGCCATTCCAAATACCAATCTTAATAATATTGTCCCATGCTGTTCCGGTTGTAGGCAGATAATCGCAATTTGAGTCAAACATTCTTTCAATTACAAAACATGGACTATTTCCAAGCGCGGGAACGATTACACGAGATGTTGATGAACCCATTTTTCCTATAAATCTATTTAACATCTAATTTAAGTTAGGGGTTACATTTATTTCAATTTTTACGAGCTTAACACATACTATATTCACCCATGTCGAACATATCGCCAGATGATGCTATATATCCTGCTACTCCAACACCCATCGCAGCATTTGTTGTGGCATTTGTAACTCGTGAACCGTAAGTATTTGACTCATTCCGTTTTTTGCTGGCTGTATTTCTTCTGTTCGTGAGCGAAGAAGCTGAATTGTAAGCCGCCGATGCCTTATTTACTGCTGAACTCATTCCGGAATATCCATCAATAAGACCTCCCGACTGTTTTCTGCCTTTTCTTGTCTTTGTATTTCCCATGATTCTATTAAATAGTACGGATAAACTCCCAACCAAGATCCGAACAAATCTTCTGCCAGATATTATCCTGCATATACAATTTCTCATGCGATTTCAAAAGAGGGAAACAAGGTAGGAAATCATCCAACTCTAGCAACTGGCAGAACTTGTACAAAACATATGAGTATGACAAAAAATTGGAACGGCCACGAGGACAATGGCGAATGAAAGAAGGTTGAATCTCCTTAAACATATATCGCAATTTATCCTCCATCTCGCGACTCATCGTGGGAGCACAGAAAGCATTCATTCTGTGAAGAATATGAGGAATATGCTCATAAAACTTATTGAGATGGAGTTTCTTCAAAATCTCACGTAGCTTCTGTGGCTTGAGTGTTCGTGGATCAGTAATGCGTTCTTTCTTAATCTCTGTGAGAATCAAATCGTATACATCAGACGGGATTTCGGTACTCTCTTTGGCTTGGAACTGCGCCAACCATTCATTAAAGTGATTAATTTTCTTATACGCGAAATAACTAATTTCACGAGGAGGATCCTTGTAAGAAGGCTTCTCGCTATCAACGAGGATGAAATCTTGGTATCCACATGAAGGGCATCCGAGTGTCGCCTCATTGTGATAAAAAACCATTTCAGTCTCACAATGGGGACATGCGCCGAAGTCGGGTTCAATCCCACTTCCAGGTAGGATTCCTCCACGAATTGCTGTAGGTTCAATAATACATAGATATCGTTCTAATGCCTTGTCTCTCTGAAGACCATTGGCATCCTCAATATCCCGTGCTTTCTTATGCTTTCCAGCAGGAATTATCTTACTCTCACTTGACTTTTCAGTTTTCTCCGCAGATGGTGTTGGTGAAAGTAAAAGGTCAAATGAATTGTCAAGTGATGGAGTTATAGATGCATTTGAACTAAAATAATTCAGTACGCTATTCTGCGGTGTTCTTAGTTTACTGGCGGGTTTTTTGGATGTAATATGTTTTCCACTGGCAATTCTCTCTTGACTTTCGTAATAATTAAAAAGGATATCCCCTACCTGCAAGAAGTAGTCAAGCCTCTCGTCGTCTTTTTGTAGACGAACTACCTGTTGCTCTAAATCTTCTAGCTCCTCGCATAGTGTTTTATATTCATCACTGTGCTGGGATCCATTAAAGATGTCAATTTGATCCTGCTTTTTTTCAATAAGCTTTTCCAAATCACTGATCTTTGCCCTTTTCTCATTCATTGTACGCATTTTTTCACTATGAAATGCTTCTAGGGTGGTTGGGAAATCATTTGTTTGTTGTTCTGGCGCTTCCATGGTCTGAAGTACCATATTGAGAGCTTTCGATGAAGTTGAGGAGACAGTGGCAGTTGCTGTGCCGATGACAGTTGCTAGAGCCGCAGGTGTCTTCATTGTAGTTGTGACATCCTTCATAAGTGGCTTATTTAATTTGTTGTGGTTCATGTTTAGATGGCTTCGTAAATTTATGGTCCGTGCGGAAATTCTATTTATAAACGTCTCCTGATATCCTTTTGTTAATTGTATGTAGACAAATGGGGTTTTCTATTGTAGAAGAAAAGTTGAAAACATTACAGTCACCGCTAGATGAACGCGATTATCAGGTGAAAGACTTTCTAACAGGAAATCCTATAATTCCAGCTTCCTTAGATCTGAGGCATCGTCTTCCGATAGTTCGTGCTCAAGGGAGAACTAATACTTGTTGTGCTCACGCCGGTTGTGTTATCAAAGAATATCACGAACGAAAAGAAATAGGAGAAGCAGCACCATTGTATTTTAGTCCTGCTTTTCTATATTGCCAACGTTCTAATGCGCCGGCTAAAGGTATGTATTGTCGTGATATGCTAGAAATCCTGCGTAAAAAAGGAATATGTGCTGAGAACGATTTTCCAATTGCTTCACACAACGATGAATTGTTCGGAATTCTTTCTGAAGAAATTCAAAAAAAAGCTAAGCCTTTCAAGATTGAGAGGTATTCAGCGATTTCTTCTGTTAGCGAAATGAAAGCTGCTCTGGTAAATTTCGGACCGGCTCTTATAGCTTTTCCTGTTTATAATTCCGGTGTGAGATTCTGGAAACAAAAGTATCTAAATGATGAACATATCGGTGGTCATGCTGTAGCAGTTGTAGGTTATGATGAAAAAAAGGGATTCTTACTTCGGAATAGCTGGGGACTAATGTGGGGTGAAGGTGGTTATGCGTGGTATTCATATGAGGACTGGAACGCTGAGCGACATTGGGAAGCTTGGGCTGTTGAAGATAAAATTACTGTGAATCCTCCTAAATCAAATAAATGTGCGGATTGTTACTTTGTTGGATGTTTTACTTTCTGCTGTTAGTATTCCTTGTGTTCCTTGTCTTCCTTGTCTTCCTTGTCTTCTGACAACTCCTTTTATTTGTTTTCCGTTTGTAATTTATATTCTTAATCTTGTTTTTGTAACTAGTCAATGCTGATATACCGTAGTTTATGTTATTAAGAGAAGTATTGACTGCTCCTTTTGACATTGTTGAAAATTTAGGCAATGATATCTCAGAAAATCCCTTCCTACTGTTAGATCGGTGCCCATTTTTAATGAAACTCTAATTAAGATGAACAAATTTACTAAGATATTTGCTAATCAAAAACATAATCTGAATTTCCGACGAATCTATTGAACCGACCTTATGTCCTCGAAAGAAAACATTAAAATAGTATTTTGACTCAATAGTACCAATAAGTAACATTTCTGTTGACGCATTACTAGTGTTAATACTTGATTCACCGATATCGGTAGTTTTATGAAAAGCTAATTCTCCATCGTCACTATCAATCGTAAATGATTCTACATTTTCAAAATCATCATTCTTGACCATTGTCATAAAATCCGAAAATCCTATTGCCTTAGTTTTTTGTTTTACTTTTTCGTTTTTAGTTGTCCTAATTGTAACCCTAATATTGAATTGCTCGTTCATTGTCTATATATTGGAATTTTTTTCCTCAGGACAGGGGAATATTATATCTTAGTAGATGAATAACTCTGCTCCTACTCGTAAACGAAAGAGAGAGAGAGAAATGAATCGGATCAGCTGGAAACCTACATCCGAAGAAAGGAACTTCAATAAAGAACTGGAGTCGACTAATGTTAGAAGCCGCCAATCTCGTAATGTAGCCACTCATAATAATCGTGGTCTGAATGGTTATAATTTTACGGAAAGGCCTCTTACAAAAAACCATAGTGTTTCAATCAATGCGCACAATATTCAAAAAAATGTGAATTTTCGGAGAAGTAGTATGAACGCAGCACATAAGAAAGCTAAGTTGTTTCATAATGGACTTATGCTGGAAAACAATCCTCGTCCTGTAACAACATATCCGACTATTTCGTTCGCTAATATTATGGCGAAAGCTAAAGAAACCCCTATTCCTTGGGCAACGCCTTCACCTGGTTCCATGTTTGGTCCGAAAACAAGAAAGACAAGAAAGACAATGAGAGTAAGAAAAATGAGAAAATAAAGTGGCCTCCTTTTAGCAGCAATCATCTCTTGATTGTTGTCCGCAGTATAATCTGATTTGACTTCTTGAAGCTGAAATACATTATCTATATCGTATTTTTCTTTAGAGCAATTCAAACATGGATATTGTAATTTGAGATGTTGTTTAGGATTCTGCTGACATATCAATGTAATTTAGTTGCCTGATTTTCTTATTTCACTTATCAGAATCCTAGCGTTCTTTGGATTTTTTAATAAATTGTTGCGTTTCGGACGTCATTTCTATAGTTGATTATCAAACAACGAATGTAGGCGCTCCCTCAAATTTTATTTTGTCAATAGACCGCATGTTTCCAGAGAAATAATCTGAGAACCCCCGGCAAGGGAATTAAATTGATTCTTCTGGAGGACATGTTAAAAATTACAATATATTTGTAACTTTTATTTTTTTGTGAGAAGTGTGTCTTGTCAATGAATTTATTCATGATAAATTGCCTAGCAAGGGTCGGAGGATGGCGACAAAATTTAGCACCCGAACCAAATTATTTTCTTTTCAATGTATATACAAACATGGGAGGTGGAGGTCTTATGCAATTGGTAGCCTATGGCGCACAAGACATTTATCTGACGGGAAATCCTCAGATTACTTTTTTCAAGGTGGTGTACAGACGCCACACGAACTTCGCAATGGAGTCCATTGAGCAGACCTTCAACGGCACTGCCAACTTCGGCAAGCGTGTGACCTGCACTATCTCCCGTAACGGCGATCTGATCCACAGGATCTATCTCCAGGCCACTCTCCCCCGAGTGACTCTTCAGACTAATGACGGTTCCGGTGCTCAGTTCAGGTGGTTGAACTACGTTGGCCACAACCTTGTGAACAACGTGGAGCTCGAGATCGGTGGCCAGAAGATTGACAAGCATTATGGTGATTGGCTCCACATCTGGAATGAGCTCACGCAGGAGGCGGGCAAGCAGGCTGGTTACGCCGAGATGGTTGGCAACGTGCCCGAGCTTGTGAACGTACTAGTGCAGGGCGGTGAGGGTTGTGACGATGATTGCGTAGCAGGGGAGCCTAATTCCTCCGCTGAGGTCCGTAACTGCGCACCCGAGTACACTCTGTACATCCCTCTTCAGTTCTGGTTCTGCCGTAACCCAGGTCTGGCACTACCTCTGATCGCCCTCCAGTACCACGAGGTGAAGATCAATCTGGAGTTTAACGAGCTAAAGTACCTGTGTTGGGACCAGGCCACTGGTGGTGCAGCACCCCACGCCATCCGCGACCGTGTGGCAGCATCTGGTCTTGTATCCGCTTCTCTGTACGTGGACTACATCTACCTTGACACTGATGAGCGTCGCCGATTCGCACAGGTCTCCCATGAGTACCTGATTGAGCAGCTCCAGTTCACTGGCGATGAGTCCGTGACTAGCTCCAATAACAAGATCAAGCTTGGCTTTAACCACCCCACGAAGGAGCTCATCTGGGTGGTGCAGCGTGATTCCTATGTTGCCTGCGAGGATGCCGTGGTCAACCCTTGGAAGGGCATGCAGCCTTTCAATTACTCCGACTGGTGGGACAGGTCCGTGTTGGAGTCCGGTTACTCTCTGACTCGCGTGGAGGGCCTTGCTGGGTACAATCCTACTGCAGTGGCCAAGATCCAGCTGAACGGCCACGATCGTTTCTCCGAGCGTGAGGGCAAGTATTTCAACTTGGTCCAGCCTTACCAGCACCACACCAACATCCCCGCAGTTGGTATCAACGTGTACTCCTTCGCTCTGAAGCCCGAGGACCACCAGCCAAGCGGATCTTGTAACTTCTCCCGTATTGACAATGCCACCCTGCATCTGACTCTGACCAACAACACTGTGTCCTCCACTCTGTCTGCCAAGGTCCGCGTGTATGCCGTGAACTACAACGTGCTCCGAATCATGAGTGGCATGGGAGGCCTTGCCTACTCAAATTAATAACGTTAACGTTTTGGCTTAGGCAGAAATGTCTCAAATTGATTAATGTTATAAAAAAATAAATAAATATTCTTGAAAAAAAGACATTTACTGATATATTATATCTATAAATGCCAAATTGCCTACTCTTTCTAATCATGATAGGTTACTCTTACATGACTACTCCTCATCACGAATATTAAAGTCAAGATACCCAATATAAATAATGTATGTCATACCTGATTTCGTAAATTATATAGGAAATCATCACACTATTGGAAACCATTTTTTTCAATTTGCGAATGCTTATGCCTACTCAAAAAAAACTGGAAGAAAACTTATTCTAGCTAAAAGTAATCTTAGTCAAAAGGGCGATCCTCTATTCCAATATTATGGTTGGTATGAAAAGATATTAACTTTTGTAGAAGATATTGGTGCTTATAAAACCTTATCACAATACCATGAGCAGAAATTCAATTATTTAGAAATTCCAAAAATAGACGCTGATCTAGTCGTATTATCGGGATATTATCAAAGTACAAAATACTTTTCAGATTATAAAGATGAAATTTGCTCATATTTGGATCCATCAGATGAAATTAAGCTAAAGTGTAATAAGAAATGGGGGTGGTTATATGAAAATCCTGAGAAATTTGTGATAATTCATGCTAGAAGAACAGATTATGTAGACCTAGCAGATATTCATAATCCTTTACCACCATTATATTATGAAAAAGCAATGAAAGAAATACAAAAATACGTAAAAGATCCAATCTTTATTTTGGTAAGTGATGATTCTGAATATTGGAAGACAATAAAGTTTACCCATACTGTGATTACTCTTGAGGAAAGTGATCCGGCAGTGGCGCTATATTTTTTAACAAGATTCAAATATTATATTATTGCGAATAGTACATTTTCGTGGTGGGGAGTCTTTTTATCCAAAAAGGATGGAAAGAAAATTATTACTCCAACAAAATGGTTTGGCCCTGCTGGGCCACATGAATATTCTGACATATATGAAGCTGATTGGATAAGAATAAACCAATATGATGATATTCAAAGAGGATTAGATCGAATTGACAATTTTTATTACATAAATTTGGCCCATAGAGCAGACCGAAATAGGGAGTTTCTTGGAGAAATGCAGAAACTTATGATTCCCACTGATAAAATACACAGGATAGAAGCAATCTGTGACCCTATTTTTGGTATCATAGGCTGTGTGAAGAGCCATATAATAGCACTGCGCACATTCATAGAAAGTGGTAAAGAAATTGGAGCCTTTTTTGAAGATGATTTTTTCTTTGAAGAAAATGTTAAAACCATAAATGAACAAATAGCTATTGTATTTGACAAAAATATTTATTTTGATGTTCTTTTTTTAGGTGGAAATATTTTTAGAGCTTCAGGTACTGACGTACCGTGTCTTAAAAGAATAGTTGATGCTCAATGTGCTTCATCGTATGTTGTCACAAAATCATATGCTCCAATTTTGTTAGCTAATTTTCAAGAATCTTGTTTATTTCATGAGGATTATATTAAAACTGAAGGGAAGATATCACACGATTATTGTCTGGATATATATTGGAAAAAATTACAAGCTCAACATTATTGGTACATAATATTTCCAAAGTTTGGAGTCCAACGAGAATCATTTTCTGACATTTTAAAAATAAACGTAAATTACTTGGTATGATTTTCGCAAAGCAAAGAATACAAACCTTGTAAATAGATTAATATGACACTCTATAATAGACACTATGGCAACTTATTCCGAAGAAGATGGTTTCGCCGGAGTAAATTATATGACAATCTATGCTTCCGTTGAGAGAATTGCGAAGGCGATAGATTTATACATTGAAGGAAATGCTGGATATGATATTCAATTGGGAAAACAACCAGACCTAGAAAAAATCAAGGAAGAGTTACTTACGATGGAACATGTGGTATATAGGCGTCTCGCAGATGATGACTTGGTCTTCATCTACGCGATAGTAAAACTTTAGGTAAATTAGGCGTTCTTCTCGTGAGAAAGCAATTTTTCAGCTGAAACATACTGGAGAATAGACGATGATTTATTATCTTTAACCCATATTTCAAGTTCACCACGAGGAATATTTTCTTGCAGGAAGCCTTCGTACCAAGGTAAGTGTTTTGCCACAAAGTTACCTCCAACTCGCAATCCTTTATAAAAATCATATTTGTTGTTAACCAGACAAAATGTAGTATCTATTGGAGCAAGATAAATTTCATAATCTGCGTCATTTACACGTGTCTTATAATAATTACTCTCACCATCATAGACTTTTTCACCATAACCTCCAGTGATGAATTTATCATGATCCGATAAGTCTAACGCTAATCCAACTTTTCCGAAACCATATTTCTCAGAAATTGCCAACAGATGCTCGCCTACATTCGGTGGCATATTTGGGTTTAATTCCAAATCGGGATCGCTTAATAGATATATTTGCGGTAAATTAGAAGCTAACTTTAAATAAACTTCATGACCCAGATTTTCACGAATAAGCCATATTTCAACACGGTCTTTCAATGGTCCAGTTTTTAGTTCTTGATAATATGAAAATAAAGGTTGATATGTGCTAGCATTGTCCAAAATTAATATGGGATTTGGAATTCCTAATTTTACAATTTGGTCTATAAACCGACGTACAAAAAATAAATTATTCCAGGCAATAATAACAAGCGTTATATCGGACATTAAAATCTATAGGCGGGGATTAAATGAATTTGGATAATTTGACGCAAATATATCCAACAGATAAATGTATTCCTGGTTATTCACAACTTTTTTCTCCTGTGAGAACTTTAGTAAAAAATGTATTAGAAATTGGTTGTGTTGAATTTAGGACCGACAATTCTCTCAGAATATGGCGTGATTATTTTCCTAATGCCCAGATTTATGGCGCAGATATTTTACCATGTGATGAACATAATACCGAGGAACGTATTACTATGGTTATAACAGACAAATCATCTAAAGATGATCTTATAAAACTAGCGAATCTAGCAGGAGGGAAATTTGATATTATAATTAATCGTGGAAGTCATTATGCACTACAACAGTTTTGCTTTTCTGTTCTTGAAAAATACCTAACAGACAATGGTATATATGTAATTGAGAATGTCCAACATGAATTTATAGAGGTGTTTAAACGTCTTTTAGTTTTTCCTCCAGAAGTTAGAGATATTATTTGTGCAAATTATGAGATAAATTGGTTCGACATGCGAGATGATTTCCGTATGGTATTCAAGCGTCGTATGCTAAACGAAATTCCAATCTATACAGTATTCCAGCTACCGTCTTCCAATAGTCATATTAAAGAAGAAATTCCTCTCTATACAGTATTTCAGCCACTGGTAGCGGAGCTGCCAATAACCAAACCCTTTTTTTTCGTTATACTCCGAAGTATTCAGTCTGAAGATCATAAGGAGCTTTGGTGGCGCTCATATTCTTCTATCCGTAAATTTTATCCAACTACTAGGATAATAATAATTGATGATAATTCAATAATATCTGATGAGAGAGATACGATGACAACAAATACATCGTACGAGAAAAGTGAATTCCCAGCAGCCGGTGAACTTTTACCTTATTATTATTTCCTGCTAGAACGGTGGACATCCAATCGTGAAGATAAAATGATTTTTCTACATGATTCTATGTTTTTAATCCGACAATTTACATACGCAGAACTTTCGGGTGATATTCGTTTTTTATGGCATTTTGATCAGCATGAGTACGATGATGATAATCTAATTAATAATTTTTTAGCATCATTTACAGATTCAACGGCTCTTGTAAATATGAATTCCAAAA